CTTGGATGCTGGGGGAGACCCCAACACGCAAGTTCATACAACTCCGGTACCCTAGTTTTTAATGAGACACGATGCCTAATGGGTGTTAGACACCAGTCTTCCGTTAGTCCATCATTAGAAATGAAAGACTGTCCTAGACCTTTATAAGGACAGGAGTCGCTGAAGAAGTTTTTATCCGCAGTTGCGTAAAAGGCTTTCTGGGCCTCAACGCGAGTAGGAATGATATCAGGATGATATCTCCCTATAAAAGCGGACTCCTTAGCGACTATGGGTAAAGAACCGAGTTTTGTCTCCAACTTCTTGTAAAAGAAGGACGCAGTCTCAGTGAGATAAGCGTCTTGGAGTTCACGACAATGCGCGTCTAATTGGTTAATAGCCGCATCATTATCCATCGGTATAAACCCATTCCGGTAATCTCGTACCGGACCAAGCTCTGCACCGGCCAATCGAAGCCGGACAGGAGCTACACTCTGACCATGATAATAATCTGCACCGCAGCTTTCTCGAAAGTACCCGTGGACGAATGACTTGCTGGTATTAATAGCAAGGCCAATCGAATGTAGCGAAGTTGTTACAGTCGCCACACTTTCAGAAGGCACAATCAAGTCATCGCCATAGACGTAGACGAGCTGGCCAGCATTCTTAATGCTGACCCTCTTTTCACGTGCAACGGCAACGACTGCGGAAAGATAAACTACCAGGGCGAGAAACGGAAAACAGATTCCGCTGCCCATGTTGGCGAACTTATTCAAAGACATAAGTCTTTTACTCGGCAAGCTAACATGTGTGGACCGGAGAGATGTCACCGCGCTTCTTAAAGCGGGGCAGTATCTAACAAGTGCACGAACAACTGGTAACCAGACGCGATCACTCGCGTCCTTTAGGTCCAGAGTGGCGTTTTCTCGAGTGATTGAGGAAACCCGTGCTAGCTCCTGGTTCACAGCCTGATCTGTGAAGTTTACGCGTCCGTTGGACTCCCGTTCAATCGAAGAAGCCATGTACTTCCCTAAAGACATTTGAGCCTTTAAGAGATGCAATGGTTCTTTTGAAATTGTACGAGGCCCGCGAGAGTCTTTGGCTACGAAGGCAAGTTCTGCCGTTCTTTCTTGGTGGACGCTTTTAAGCGTCTCCTTAGAGCTCCGATACGATCGGAAATAGCCAGCATATGGAGATAGATGCTCAAAGTGGGAGCCAATTGTCGCGGTTGGAAGCTTTTTATAGCAACCGACAGGGATTCGTTTACTTGTAGCCAGAACGGCGGATAGGGCAAAAGACCCGGGTCCGTCATGAGGACGTACAGTATCGAATACGCGTGAAAGGCTAACGCTAGTGAGCAAAGGAAACAAAGTGTGAAGCGCTTTGCGCATACACTCAACTTCCTTCCAGTCGATTGCTTCATAGTTATATCCTTGATCTATTGCGACATACTTCTCTTCTGCTTGCTTAACTTCTGATTTCTCATAAGTGAAGCAAGTTTTATAGAAATAGTCGCAAAACTGGCGAATGGAATAAAGTGCTTTCGCACTCTTTTCCATGACAGCTTCAAACAACAAACCTTGCATAAAGCAGGGAGAGTTACCTTTCAGCTGAAAGTGGGTTAAACCACATTCACGAGCATCAAGTATTCTCTGTTGTTCGCAACAGAGAAGTACATACTTGGTGAAGGCTGGTAGGGTTTTCGTGAGGAAAGCTAAACCTTCGGAATGAAGGCGTTTCAAAACGTAGCTTAAATCACAGGGGTCTATTTGCAAATCAATTGCCATTTTACTGACAACTGATTTAACGTAAACGACAAGTCGCTTACGTTTTTTGGGGACTAACATATAAGCTCCGCTCCTCTAGGTTAAGAGAGGCGGAAACGCAGTTAGGATTCACCCAATAACAATCTGGTAAGAAACGCAGGAGTTACGAGATCAGACAGCAGCAAGATAGAGGTGTCCGCTTCCGTAGTGGTGAAACCCTCAGGCACATTTGCCTGAAGAGTGAAAGCCATACGGCGACGTATAATCTCAGTTCCGACTGTAAAGTCCTTCTCGATGATCCGCGTTAATGAGGCAGAAGTTGGCGCTTTTGCGTTAGCCTTCTTCCCCGGAGAGAGTTTAATCATGTCAGCAGGGCCGCCAAAAGCGACCGTGCTAAGCATGTACTCACCCGGGCCTACAGAATTGTAGGTCAAAGCCCCGATTGTCAGTGTGTTAAAAGCCATTATCCGTTCACTCCAATTGTGGGACACCACATCCCGTGAGAAATTATTTCTTGCGGCCTTGCAGACCAAGGTAGGCTGTATTAAACAGCTCTCTTAAGTCCGGAGTTTGATACTCTGGTTCAACCATTGGACGTGACCCAAGTACAAGTGTGCCTGGTTGGCGAATATATACTTTATATTTACCGCCAAAGCCTTTGTGTGAAGTCCCGTTGCCGGTTAGAGAAATATCTACCTTGACTGAGTGTCCACCCGTTACTACAAACTGAGGTTTAAACCACCCGCGAGGATGTCCTTGCTCTAGAATGTCCCCAATGGGGGCAAAATAGTCTAAGACAAAACTCAGCGGGATGATATCCCACGCAGTTTTTAGATCGGGGTGAACGCCTAATTCGTCCAACAGCACAAGTGCTGCGTCAAGGGCGTTATTAGGCATGGATAACTGTCCGGAGACGTATCCATTATAATTTAGATGACCAGTAACTTTAAATTTAAAGGTACCATCATCTAAAGTATAGTCGAGAGGAACTCTTCTAGATATTTTCTTGCCCAGGAATTCCGAGTAGGAATCGGCCAGGCCAGAATTAATATCTTTTAAAGAAGCTATCAGCGACTTAACATCGGAAACAAAAGGCATAACGCCCCAAGTAACCGAGCCATAAGAAATCTCTTTCAAGAATTTCTTAGTAAACATTCCAACTGTAGCATCCCAATCCATAAGGAAAGGAATAAGCTCAAAGTTGTTATTTTTCTGGAAGTCGAGGTCAAGGTAGCCACGATTTATAGCATTGCTATAAATGGCATTCCTAGCCCACATGATATGATGGAGAAATGAAACTCTCCAGTTCTCGTTTCCGTAAGTTAAATTACCCTCTTGCACTAACTTAAAGTCGGCGCAAGGATTAAAACTTCGGTAGTAACCGTTAACTTTTTTAGAGTTAACAGATTCAAT